GGCGGCGAGCCGGCTTGGTAGGTCCGGGTGAGCTTGACCATCTCAGAGATCCGGAGGGAATCGCCCGCCCGTCGCGCCGTCGGCTTCCGCTTGCCCCTGCCGGGCGGTCGGCCGGCGGCCAGCCCCAGGGCGGTGAGCCCGCCGAGCGCGAGGAACGACCGGCGGGTGAGCATGCAGTCCCACCCTCAGCTCGCCGTCAGCGCGACTTCGAGCGTCCAGACGCCCGAGGTCTTGGTGCCGAGGCTCTCGACCTTGCGGTTGAGCATCGTCCCCGCGGTCGAGGCGTTGAACACGGCCCACTCGTTCCAGGCGAAATTCGCCTCGCCTGTCGCGTATGAGCTCTTGAAGCTGACGGTTTGCCCGGAGCGGCTCGGGAAGGTCGCCTCCATCGCCTTGCGGAACTTATTGGTCGCGGCCTGGAGGTCGGTCTGCGTCGCCGCGGCGGCGGTCGAGCTGTCGCCGACGCCGATGTGGGCGTTGGCGTTGCTGAACGCCGTCCCGCCGGCGGCGATCCCGAGGTCCCACAGGAGCTGGAGGCCGGCGTTCATGCCGAGATTGCCGTCGATCACGCGCTCTTCGTACGGCTCGTCGCGCGCGGCCGCCGCCTCGTCGATGTACTTGCGGAGCGTCGTGACGCAGCGCCAGCCGATCTTGTCGTTCGCCATCTACTTCTCTCCGATCCGTACGCTGTCGCTAGTCTTGATGTCGCGGTCGTTGGGATCGCGCTTCGTCTTCTTCGTCTTCTTGGACTTCGCCATATCGCCCTCCTCGCTCATGCGCCAGCGCGCCCGTCGGCGCGCGCCAGGGCCGGTCGCAGGGCCTCGGCGAACCGCTGCGTGAAGTCGCCGTAGGGATCGAAGACAGGGCCCTGGAAGAGGACCGTGATCTGCTGCACCACGGGCCCACCACCGCCACCGCTGCCGGCCATCCCGCCGCCGCCCGACTGCATCGCCTCGTTAAGGTCGGCCGGGATGACCGCCTCGCCGCGGTGCAGGAAGGCGAACTGGTCTTCGGGCACGAAGTTGGTCCCGACCGCGTAGGAGGCTGAGCCGGGCTGTCGGCGTGCCGGGGCCCGAGACGCCTCTGTCCGTCCCTCGCCGAGGACCGCGTCGATGGGACCGAAGATTGCCTCGCGGAGCGAGTCGAGAAGACCGCCCAGGCCGTTGATGATGCCTTCGACGATGCCCTTGCCGAGGTTGAAGAACCCCTCGATGATGTCCGGACCGACGTCGATCAGGAACTCGGCGATCTGGCTGGGCAGCTTCCAGAACGCGTCGACCACGGCCGGGATCAGCTCGGTCAGGACCCAGCCGACGAACGCGCCGGCCCACAGCACGAGGTTCTCGACGACCTTGGCGACGGTCGTCCCGTCGCCGATGAAGTTTTTGACGCCTTCCACGAGCCCGGCGAGCGCGTCAAGCATCGAGGGCAGGAGGTCGGCCCCGATCCAATCGACGAAGCTCGGCAGCCAGGAATGCACGGCATCGGCGATCAGCGGAACGGCGCCGACGATCCCGTCGACGACAGCCGCGGCCAGCTCTCCGAGTTTCGTGCCGACCTGCGGGAGCGCGTCGCCCGTCCACGAGAAGAACGCCGGAATCCAGGCCGCCATGGCGCCCGGAATGGCGCCGGCGGTCGTGGCGATCCAGTCGAGGATCTCCTGCCCGATCGGAGCCAGCGCGGCCGTCAGTTGCCCGGACACCGTCTCGAGCGCGGCCCCCGGGTCCGCGAACAGGCCCGCCATCGCGGCGTCGATCGTCGGCTGCTCGCCCTTGAGCCCTTCGCCGATCTTGCCACCGAGGAACGACCCGATCATCGAGCCGAGCGTGGCGCCGATGGGTCCGCCCACGAAGAGGCCCACCACGGCGCCGAGCGCGGTCCCCACGACCGCCGGCATGTTCGCCTCGATCGACGCCCGGAAGCCGCCAGCGAAACCCTCGCCCAGGCTGCGCCCGGCCGCCTCGCCGGCGCCAGTGGCGGTATCGCTCATGATCGCCATCAGGTCGGCGCCCGGTTCGAGCACGAATGGATCGGTCGGCATCAGGGTCGCGTCGGCGCCGGCAGCGCCCTTGCCCTTCTTGGGCGTGGCCGCCTTGACCGCGCGGTCGATCGCGGTCTTGATCTGGCCCCACGCGCGGCGCTGTTCGCCGAGCGCGTCGGCCTGGCTCTCGTAGACCTCGAGCTGCTCGCGCAGCGGCTCGAGGGCGGCCTCCTGGGCCGCCTCGATCGCCTTGATCTGGTCCTCGAGCGGAATGGCCGCGGCCTCGCCCATCAGCGCCTGGCGCTGCTCCTCGAGCGAGATCGCCTCCTGCGCGTTGCGATTGGCCTCGATCAACAGGTCGATCGCCTTGACCGCCTCGTCGTTGCCGAGCGCCGCCAGGCGCTGCTTGCGCAGCTCGATCTCCTCGAGCTCGAGCGCGATCTGGCGCTGCCGGTCCTCCGAGCTCAGCGTGTCGGTCAGCGCCTCGGCCTGGCCGCGCAGCGGGTCGAGCTGGGCGGCGAAGCTGTCCTCGATCGCCTCCATCTCGCGCCGGACCCTGTAGGTCGAGCGGTCGAGCTCGCCCATCGCCCGGTCGATGTTGTAGATCGCGGTCTCGACGCCGCCGCTGGCGCCCTCCAGCCGCTTGAGGTGGCCGGCGGCCCGTTCCGCAATGTCCGCGAAGGCGCCGAGATCCGCTCGCGATGCGCCTTCCGCCCAGGCCTCGATGACCGCCTGGCCGCCGGCGTCGACGCCCGACAGCGGGCCCATCGGCGGGGGCGACGCGCCGATCAGGAACTGGCCGGCGATCGAGGCGACGTACTCGACCGCGGCGGCGACCGCCGAGCGACCGCCCATGATGATCCCGTTGGCGTACTCGACCATCGCGCCGTAGCCCGCCGCGCTGAGCTCGCGGCCCCAGCCGCGCAGGTAGGCCAGCGCGTCGTCGGTGCCGCGCTCGATCGAGTCGAGGATCGGGCGGAAGATGTCCTGCGGCCGCCCGGCCGCCAGCGATCGCCAGATGAAGGCGAGGACGTCGGGGATCCGCCCCAGCGCGTCGACGACCGTCTGCGTACCGCGCGCGACGCGGTCCGACCACTCGAAGAACTGATCGGAGCTGACGAACTGGCCGAGCCTGTCGGCGAGGTCGCTGACCGCCTCGAAGGCCGGCTTGAAGGCGCCCGCGATCGCGATCTGGACGCTGTCCTTGATCGTCGACATGGCACCGGCGAAGGTGTGCGACTGCTGCTCCATCATGCCGCCGAAGTTGGCGGCCGCGAAGTCGGAAAAGGCGCGCAGGAAGACGTCGGCCCCGATCTTGCCCTCCTCGGAGAGCTTGCGGACCTGGGCCACGGTCATGCCCATTTCCTCGGCGAGGATCCGCCAGGCGGGGATGCCCTGGTTGGCCAGCTGCATCATGTCCTGGGCAGTCACCCGCCCGATGCCGCGCATCTGGCCGAGCGCGCGGGTGATCATGTCGACCTGGACCGAGCCGCCGCCGAACGCGGACACCGTGTCGCCGATGCGGTGCAGCCAGGGCAGCAGCTCGCGCGTCTCGAAGCCCCACGCCTTCATCAGCCGGGCGCTCTGGAGGAGCTCGGGGAACTCGAACGGTGTCTTTGCCGCGAAGCGCTGGATGTCGTCGAGCAGGTCGTTGGCCGCCTCGGCCGAGCCGGTCATCTGGGTGAAGGCGATCTGGCTCTGCTCGAGCTGGCTGTTCATGCCGATCAGCGAGCCGCTCAGGAAGTCGGCCGCCTTGGCGGTCGCGCCCATGATCACGTTCGCGCCGATGAACCCGAGCCCGGTCCCGACCGCGCGCTCGATCAGGCCGGCGTGGCGCTGCACGTTGCCGCTGACGCGCTCGACACCGCGGTCGATCTGCGACAGGCCGCGCGTCGCCGCGCCGATGTCGCTGCCGACGGTGATCCACAGCCTCGCGGCTTCGGTCATGTTGACACGGACCGCATCGTGTTTAGACTAGGCGCAAGCCATCTGTAGATACGGGAGAGACTATGCAGGTCCAAATGAAACTCGAAGGCGTCTCGGGATTGGTCATGCACAACGGGCGATTGGCTGACTCGCTTGATCCCATCACCCGCGAGCTCAGGGCGCTGACGGACAAGGCCGACAAGACGGAGGCAGACGAACAGGAGATCGGGGATATTGAGTGGCGCGGATCGCTGTACTGGGACCCTGACTTGGGCGCCGTGATCCCTACCGCGAACCTCCGTCGGATGCTCAGAGACGCGGGAGGCGCCTGGAAACTGGGGACCAAGGTCTTGAAGGCCGTCGTTCCACTGGCGGCCGTGGTACAGCTTCAACATGACGGTCCCAAGACCGTCGCGGCACTCGCGGCCAAGCCCGAATACCGCTGGCGAACGACGGTCAAGCTCAATGGCCGCACGCGGATCGCTCGCACCCGCCCGATCTTTCGACGCTGGTCGCTGACCGCTGACTTCGAGCTTGATGAGACGGAGTTGGCGCTCGCCGATTTCCATCGCATCGTTGAACGTGCCGGTCGCTTGTTCGGACTGGGGGATGCAAACAAGATCGGGTACGGGCGCTTCACGGCAACTGTGGCCGCGGCATGACTCCGCGCTTCGAGCCGAAGGGTGAGAAGCCCGAATGGCAGATGGTCTATGACGACCTGCTGCTCAAGGCCGACTTTGGGGATGTCATCACGTACGCGATGCTCGAAGAGACGCTGGGACGTCCGTTTGCCTCTAACCGAGGTCCGCTCTACCGAGCGCGCGACCATCTCGGCGACATGCAGAAACGATGGCTCGAAGCGGTCCCGAACATCGGCTATCGAGTCATCGACGCCGCCGAGCACATCAGGGTGGCCGCGGGCCACAAAGCGAAAGGCCGGCGTCAGTACGGGCGAATGCTGAAAGTCATGCAGGTGACCGATCTGACGAAGCTCGGGCCCGACGAACTGGCCACGTGGGATGAGCAACAGAAGATCGGTTTCGCCCTCTGGGGCGTGATCGCCCACGAGTCGCGCATCCGGCGGATCGAGGAGATCCTTCGAAAGGAGGGGCTGCTCTAGATCACCGCACGGCGTGGCATGGCCTGGCAGGGCTCGGCCTGGCGCGGCAGGGCCGGGCAAGGCTCGGCAAGGCCGGGCGAGGCATGGCAGGGTTTCAACGTCCACGACTGGTTAGCGTCTCCGTCCGCGCCGCGCCTTAGCTTTTCGTTGAGCTTCCTTCCGCGCATTCACTTCGAGTTCGTAGAAGGCGGACCATCGAATCCACTCGGCGTAGGTCATCTCTCGGCGCATCCGAGCTACGGTCCCGAGGTGCAGCTCGCGCGTGAGAAAGAAGTCGAAATAGAGGTCATTCTCTGCCAGGAAATCGGCGCTTCGCCGCCTCCCGTGCCCCGGGCTCTGCTCCGTTGAGCTCGAGGATCCGGCGCATCACCCGATCGAAGACGGCAGCCGACTTGCCGCGCAGCACGCTCACCGCGGCGCTCGTCATCTCGGGCTCGATGACGCAGGCCGTGAACATGAGCAGCTCGGCCAGGTTGCGATCGTTGCCTGATGCGGACTCTTCGCGGATCTCAAGCTGACGCTGCTTTGTCATGGCGCGGACCCGGAGCGACCCGCCCCACTCGGGCACGTCGATCGTGTCTTCACCGAGATCGTCGGCGGCGACGATTGCCTCTAGTGTCAGACGGGGGAGATCGCCTTCACCGCCTGCTCCGTTGACGGTGGGCGGAGGATCGGCGGGAGGAATTGCACCTCCCGCGTCCTTCTGATCTTCGATGGACTCCGTAATCTCGGCCGGATCGATCATGTCCTGCTCCTCTGGCTGGCGCGCGTCAGGCGACCGCGCGGGTGATGGCGCCGTCGACCTGGAGCTCGCCGCTGATCGAGGCGGGCCCGTCGACGGACGTGTTGATCTCGTAGTTGGTCAGGATCGCGTTGCCCGAGTACTTGGGCTTCGTCGCGCCCACCGGGCCGCCGGCCGGGTAGTACTCGAAGGCCTTCGAGAGCTGCAGGATCCCGGCGAGATAGCCGTCGACCGTCGGGTCGAACAGACCATCGAGCGGGATCGAGGCGTCGATCAGGCCGCCGACGAAGCTCTTGTAGGTCGATCCGAGGGTCGAGGTCTCGGCCAGGTCGGCCATGCGCTGCAGGCCGGCCGAGGAGAGATAGCTGGTGATGTCGCGCAGCGTCGCACCCGCGTCGGTGATCCAGAAGGTGGCGTCCTTGCCATGTGTAAAGGCCATCGCTCGTGCTCTCCTCTATGCGCCGGTGTACTTGCGGTTGACTGCGATCCCGTAGGTGATCGACGGGCCCGTCCCGCTGATCACCCGGGCACTCCTGACATAGCGACGGAGGGTCGCCCCCGCGGCCCCGGCGATACGCTCCGACCCGATCGCCGTCTTGGCCGCGAAGGCGCCTCCGGTGACGTCTGCGAACGTCGAGTTGTCGGCTGAGTCCTGGATCCGGGCGGTCAGGGTCGGCGTGCCGGTGCCCGCGACCGCGAAGACGTGGAGATAGGCGGCCCAGCTCTCGCTGGTGGCCCCAGGGGTGGCGCCGCCGTCGACCGCCGTGGCGTCCTCTCCGGTCGCCGTTTCGGCGCCCTTGGGGTGGACGACGAAGACGGGTTCGGGGCCGACCGCTGATTGCGCTTCCATCGAGATCCCGGCGACGCCGTCGGCGGGCGTCGTCACCTCGTACTGCGTCTCGACGGCGGTCATCGAGCGGCCGCGAGCTCCGAGTGCATCGCCCGCGATCAGGTGGGTCATCTCGCGGGCGACCCCGTTGAGCGCCGCGGCGAAGACCTCGTCGACCGCAGCCGCGCTGCCGTCATAGAAGCCGCCAGCGGACAGCGTCGCGTCGCTCTTGCCACCGACCCAGCCCTTGACCGTCGAGCCGAACGGCGAGGCCTCGGCGAGGTCGCCGGCGGTCTGCGAGTTGGCCTCGCTGAGATAGCCGGTCAGGTCGTAGCCGCCGAACCAGACCAGGGCATCCTTGCCGTGCGTGAACGCCATCAGTCGCCATCCCTCTGAGGCGCCGGCGCCTCGATCTCCTCGATGATCCCGTCACGCAGGAGCCAGCGGAGCGACGCCGGCGGGATGTCGTCGACGATCGCTCCGGGCTCGGCCCGCTTGTCGTTGGGCGGGTAGTTGATCCCGACCAGGACGCGGTACTTCTGTCGTTTCTTCGTCATGCCGGCGCCACCTCAAGCTGGTACAGCGACCCAACGTGCATGAAGGTCCTCCCGCCCAGGAGCTCCTCGGGGTACTCGACGTCGCCGACCCGGCGCAGGGCCATCAGCGTGTAGCCGCTGATCGAGATCGCCTGGTCGGTCAGGATTGCGTCGGCGCGCACCCGGACCTGGTCGCCGACGTCGCTCGATGGGCCGTCGGTCACGGCCTTGACCAGGTAGCGCAGCCGGCGGAAGGCGCGCCCGCCGAGGGTGTACACGTCCTCGCGCCCGGTCGGCATCTTGGCGAAGACGATGTACGGGAACGCGGTGTCCTGGGGCGCCTTGCGAGCATGGACGCCACCCGGCGCGAGGGTGCTCAGCGTCGCGTCGGCGCCGAGCGTGGTCTTGAGCGCAGCATCAATTGAGTTCACGTCGTAGACTCACTGCAATGCATCCTGCCGACATCGAGCGCTTCTGGTCGCATATCGACAAGCTCGGGCCCGTGCCACCACATCGGCCCGAGCTCGGACCCTGCTGGCTCTGGACTGGCTATTTTGTGACTGGTGGTTACGGAGGCCTGACAATCGCTGGACAGCCTCGGGGGGCTCACCGCCTGGCACTGGAGCTCAAGCTCGAGCGGCCACTGCTCCCGGGGATGTGGGCGCTGCATCACTGCGACAACCCGCCGTGCGCGCGCCCGAGCCACCTGTTCGAGGGCACGCAGGCGGAGAACGATGCTGACCGGCACGCTAAGGGCCGGGATGCCCGAGGGCGACGGAATGGCGCCTGGACTCATCCTGAGCGGAAGCCGCGGGGCGACAGACATTACGCGCGCTTGAGGCCGGACCGGCTGGCTCGAGGCGATCGCCACGGGGCGCATCTGCACCCTGAATCGCTTCAATACGGCGAAAAGAGTCCAAATGCCCGCCTCACCTCGGAGCAGGTGCTCGCTATTCGACATCGCGTCGGTGAGGGCGCCATGCAAAAGGCTCTCGCCGCCGAATATGGCGTCAGCACCGTATTGATAAGCAAAATCGTGCGGCGCCTGATCTGGAAGCATTTGTAGGACGTTCATCGCGACATCGGTCCGGAGATCGAGCCGCCGCCGAGGCCGCCCAGGACCGAGCGCATGGCCGCCTCGTAATCGGCGCGCTCCTCCTCGGCTGCCGGGCCGAAGAACGGGCGCGGCTCCATCTGGGTCGTGCCGAACTCCAGGTGCGGCGCGTGCTCAGCGGTTGAGAAGACGCGCCCCGAGACCGCCGAGACCATCTCCGTGTCGATCGAGTTGGCCAGCTGGCCGAACATGATCGCCGGCGCCTCGCCGGGGGCTGAGGCCTGGTGAGTGCCGTACATCCGCCCGCTCTTCGGGCCGCCCATCGAACCCACGGCGCGCTCGCGGATGTTGCCCATGGCGGCCACCACCACGCCGGCGGCGCGCCGCTCGAGGTCACGGCGAATGGCCGGGAAGTGATTGAAGCCGCGCCGGACCGCCATCAGCTGATCTCCGCCGCGATGACCCGCCTGTTGGCCGAGTACGAGCGGGGCGCGTCGATCGTGATGATCTCGAACGTGACGCCGCCGGAACGCAGCTGGTCCGACAGGCGCAGCACCCGGTCGTGGCCGATCGTGACGACGAATGGCTGGCGCCCGCCGAGCTTGTCGGCGTAGCGCGTCTCGACGTAGGTGCCCTCGCGGTTCGACAGCGGCGAGACGCGTCCGCCGCCCGACGAGTGGCGCGCGTAGGTCCACGTCTGGCTGCCCTTGCCGTCGGGCGTCTCGGTCTTGCGCCAGACCTCGATCGAGCGATCGAACGTGCGCTCGGTGTCCCGGCGCAGGCCGAGCATCTCGCGGGGCGTGGGAGCGATCGCCGGCATCAGAACGGGTTGTCCGGGGTGCCGTAGAAGTTTCTTCGCGGGTTGGTGGCCGTCGTGCCGACGTCGCGGCTCGACACGTCCTGGCTGTAGCCGTCGACCCGGGTGATCGCCGCGCTGACCAGGCCGCGCTCGCGCTGCAGCCGGGTCCGGATGGCGGCCGCCTGGGCGATCCAGCGCTCGGCGATGTGCGAGCGCTTGAACTCCTGGCCGTCGGTCTTGGTGTCGACGTCGCCGGCGTGCGCCGCGGCCTGCCAATCGCACAGCATCGCCGCCGCTTCGAGGAGCGCGGTCACGGGCCCCGTGTCGGCCTCGGCCGTGTCCACCAGACCGAACTGGCGCAGCGCCTCGGTCACGTCGGCGTCGGCCAGCTCGGCCGTCCGGTAGGTGACCTCGACGTTGCCAGTACCACTACCAGGTGCGACGCCGAAGATCAGCCGCCCGCTGTCGTCGTCGAGGGTGTACTGGCTGGCGCCCGGCGCCGAGGCGACCTCGGTGTAGGTCGTGCCGCCGACCTTGACGATCTGGCTGTTGGCGACGATCGGCGG